ATGTTTGTATTACTGTTTGTAGTTCGTCATATACAGGATGCAGATACAAACATTATGAAACGAGAGTTAACAGATTCCTTCATCAAAAAGGCCGCTACTCCTAAGCCGGACAACTCCCCAGCCAATTATTCTGATGGCGGCGGTCTCTATCTTCATGTCAATCGAGTGGGTAAATATTGGCGCTATAACTTCCGTTTTCAGGGGGTTATGAAGACGCTGTCTATTGGTCGTTATCCAGAAATTACTTTGAAATTGGCCAGAGAGCGCCATGAAGAGGCTAGAGCTTTGTTAGCTAGAGGCATTGACCCTTGTGCTTTTAAGAAACAAGCCAAGAAAAGCCAAGCGGATCAAGTGGCTAATAGTTTTGAGAACGTAGCACGTGAATGGTTTATTAAACATTTATCTACAAAATCTGAGTCACACCGCAAACGTACTATTAGTTACTTAAAACGGGATGTTTTTCCTTACCTAGGGAAGCGGCCTATTCATGAGATTCGTCCTATGGAAATCACGCCGATTATTGAGCGGATCCAACGTCGCGTAGAACATGATGCACACATGCGCGTTTTACAGTCGATAGGACAAGTTTTTCGCTATGCAATCGCCAATGAGTTAGCAGAACACGAGCCAACCGCTAGCTTAAAAGGCTTATTTTCACGAAATGGCGAGTTGGTACATTTTCCGGCTATCACCGAGCCGCATGAAGTAGGGCGGCTGATGCGTGCTATTGATCATTATTCGGGTTCATTTGTCACTCAATGTGCTTTGAAATTATCTGCCTTGGTGATGTTGCGGCCTTCGGAGTTAATTGGTGGTTTGTGGTCTGAGATAGATTTAGCGTCTGGTTTATGGACTATCGAAGTTAGGCGCATGAAAGCAGATACGAAAATTAAGCAAGCTAATCAGCATAAGCATGTCATTCCTTTACCACGCCAAGCCATAGATATTTTCGAGGAGTTAAAACCCTTAACAGGGCATCAGCCTCATATTTTTCCAGCGGCTGGACGAATGGGTAATCATCGGTCTATGAGTAAAGAAACGGTATCCAAGGCATTGCACCGCATGGGCTTTAAAGGGCAAATGACAGCACACGGATTTAGAAGCATGGCTTCTACAATGTTAAATGAAATGAGTCGGTGGAATCCTGACGCTATTGAGCGCCAATTGGCGCATAAGGAAAAAAACCGCGTGAGAGATGCCTACAATAGAGCACAGTATCTCGACGAAAGACGGGAAATGCTGCAAGCGTGGGCTGATTATTTGGATGCTTTGAAAACTGGTGGCCAAGTGATTCCCTTCAAAGCCAAAGCTTAGGTTTTGGTCTGTTATACTGGTAATGAATACACCGCCGTCGTGATGCGGCGGGAAATCTCAAATCTTGTGAGTACGAAACGATGGCGGATACCCCAAAGAAAACCCTTACCCTCAAGCGACCTGGTGTAGCGGTTGGTGCTTCAGTCACGGCCAGTAGCTTAAAAGGGAAGCGCATTATTAAGCGTGAGCCACAGCAGGCCGCTAAACCACACAAACCCAGTACAGCCAAGAAGAAACCAGCTCGTAAACCCACCAAGAAACCTACTACACCGCCCAGTGATCTCAAGGCACAGGCACTGAATGAGCGGTTGAATGCTTTTCCCGTTTGGGCAAACTTTCAACCTTTAGCGATTGGGATAGATAAAGCCATTTATCAGTTGGTGAATGCGGAACATTTTGCTGGTGCATCTAAAAAGGTGGTGCAAAAGGTTTTAAGAATGCACACACGGCATGGACGCTATTTAGCAGCGCTGCAAGCGGGTGGTGCACGGTACAACTTAGATGGTTGCGAGGCGATGGATACTATTACACCGCATCAAGTTGATTTGGCAGGGCAGTGGTTGCAAAAACCAAGTGGCAGCAAGCATTGAATAAAGCAAAAATGCAACTATAATTAGTTGCACCATCCTATGAGGATCAGAGATTCGATTGTGTATGACTAAATTAGAAAAGCTGCTTGAAAAAATGGCGAATCCTGATACGACGTGGACATGGAAAGAGCTTTGTTCACTACTCAAAAAACTAGGCTATACCCAAGAAGCCGGTGATGGTTCACGGGTAAAATTTGATAACGGCAATGCGACCGACTTAATAAACCTGCATAAGCCGCATCCCAGTAATGAAGTAAAGGCTTATGTGATTAGGCAAGTCAGAGAAAAGCTACAGAATGGCGGTATGCTATGAAAATGCTCGAATATAAAGGCTATTTAGGTAGTATTGATGCTTCTATTGAGGATGGGGTGTTATTTGGCAAATTAGAATTCATTTCTGCCTTAGTGACTTATGAAGGTGAAACGGTTAGTACCCTAAAAGTCGCCTTTGAGGAGGCGGTCGACGATTATCTAGCCACCTGTGCGGCCAAAGGCTATGAGCCAGAAACCCCGTGCAAAGGTAGCTTTAATGTGCGCATTGGGCATGATCTCCATTTAGCTGCCGCACTCAAGGCCAAAGAAATGGGAATCAGTTTAAATGACTTTGTGCGTCATGCGTTAAGTAATGCTGTGCCTAGTTTGTGAGGATAGTTTTATTTATGAGGGATGGCGTGATTTCGAGCAAAACCTCGGAAACCGGCGCATGTCCGGTTTTTTTTAATTTTTACCACCCATATTGAGCTATTTGGTTATCCACTCCACTACCTGATAAATCACGGCTCGTATCAATTGTTTGATTGCCCATAAAGTTGCTGCATGGGTAATAGTAGCTTTAATCAACTTTATGATTGTGTTGGTTTTTTTCATGGTATTGCCTCAATTCTACTGAGGCTAAAAAATACAATTGCCTACAACGTACTGCATTGATAGGCCGTTTTAAGTCCAACCTTGATAGGTTTCACTCATTAAAAAAGCCGGCCATGCTCCGGCTTTTTCATGTCTGTTTGTTATGCCTGAATGTGCTCTGAATCCATATTTTTGCCACCACTGCACAACAGTGCACAAATTTGCACAATCTTATGGTTGCCCGAATGCCCCTGAAGCCCTTGTCCCATCAGGTGGGGGGGCTTTAGTGACTGTGCACAAAAAAGGTGCATTTTAAAAAGCTCGCGAGGGGGTGGGGAGCGCGATTTTGGCTATCCCTAGTGCCTTTAGCCGGTACTTGCTGCTAGTTGCCCGCTCCATAGCTGCACTTCTTAGTACTTCACCGGATAAGTGAGCGCTAGTTTGTTTCAGCGTCAAACAAACTGACCGCCATAGGTAAACCTTGAGGCTTCTGTCATCGTGGGTGTCATCCAAACGATGAAGCAAGGAATTTACAGTATGGAATTAGTTAGTGATTGGCTGTGTGCCGCCGTTGAAGGCTCGACCATTGATGGGCGCAACCTCACAGGCCAGCAGCTCGAACAGATGGGGTATAACTATGATCGTAGCCGTTATAGTGCACGCATCTGGTTAGAGCATATTCGCGGGGTAACCGGTGACAGTTTATTTAATGCCCTCGGTGATGTAGTGCGTGCTAAGGCAGAACGCTTAGCCAACGGTGCATTAGCTGGAAAAATGGCACTGTTTGTTCAAGTAGCACCCTTGCCAGAACTGATCAGCTTAGTACGTCGTGGTCAGAAAACCCATCTATCCATTGAACTTGATCCCGATTTCGCCCGTAGTGGTGAGGCTTATTTAGTCGGTTTAGGCGTCACTGATTCACCTGCCAGTCTTGGCACTGAAGTATTGAAATTCTCTACCCAGCCCACGCGTGCCAATCATTGGTTTTCAAGTCCGGTGGAATGGTCGGCGGTCGATACGCCAACGACTCCACGTCATCCATCCTCATTAGAATTTTGCTGAGAAATAATTATGCGTCCTCAAACTCGTCTCCAATTTAACAAGGTGTTGGCCGCAGTACGCCAATACAACCACGTCGATAATCCTGAAAAGAAATTCGCGATTGCCCCTGAATTAGTCCAGCGCTTGGTGGAACGTACTCAAGAAAGCTCGGCTTTCCTGAAACATATCAATCTAGTGTCAGTGAGTGCCCAACAGGGGCAAAAACTAGGCTTGGGGGTAGGCTCACCAGTGGCCAGCCGTACCGATACCAATACCAAAGAACGTGAACCTAGCTATGTCGGGGTGCTAGATGCCGATGATTATGCTTGTGTGCAAACCAATTTTGATACCTTCATTAGCTATGCTGTCATGGATAGCTGGTCACATCTAGCGGAAGGTGAATTTCGTACTCGTTACACCAATGCCTTCATCAAACGTATCGCATTGGATCGCCTGATGATCGGCTGGAATGGAGTCGAGGCGGCTAAAGAAACGGATCGTGCCACGTATCCGTTATTGCAAGATGTGAATATCGGCTGGCTTGAGAAGATTCGCCGCTATGCGCCAGCGCACTTAATGGGCTATAGCTCGGATGGTGAGGCATCCACCGATACCTTCCGCCTTGGCGAAGGCGGGCACTATCAGACCCTTGACGCACTGGTATTCGATATTGTCAGTAACTTGATTGACCCATGGCATCAAGAATCGGGCGACTTAGTACTGATTTTAGGGCGTGAACTGTGGGTGAATCACGGCCTGACCCTGTATAACGAAAACCGCCCCGCGACTGAACGTCTGGCCTTAGAAACATGGTTTGCGCGTGAGGCGGTGGCAGGTTTACCGACCATTACCGTGCCGTTTTTCCCTACACGCGGCTTATTAGTGACCTCTTACGATAATCTGAGCCTGTACTCTCAAGAGGGCAGCACGCGCCGTGCCATTATTGATAATCCAAAACGGGATCGGGTTGAAGAGTTTCTGAGTAGTAATGATGCCTATGTGGTGGAAGATTACGGCAAAGTGGGTGGTATGCGTGCCGGTGCCATTCAATTAAAGACTTCTGCTGGTGAGTGGGCGTAAGCGGATGCGCCCGTGTTCCTCCCTAGCAGCCCGTCATCGTCAGCGGGTCGAAACGATTCAAACCGCGCTGCGCTACGGTGCGGGTGAAACAAGCGTGCCGGAAGGTAACTACTATAGGAGTTATTTGGCTAAGCTCGAAGTAGACAAAGCCCGTCTAGCCCAAATACGCAGTCGTGAGCAGCGCTTGCAAGTCAAACGCGAGTTAGTGCCACTCTATCGCGATTATTTACAAGCCGCCTTAAATGAACCTTCCGGTCATCACGATGAAATCCTTGTGACATGGTTGATTTGGGCATTGGATGTGGGTGAGTGGGCATTAAGTCTGGCGCTGTGTCGTCATGCGCTGCAATACCGCCTTAATTCCCCCAAAGGCTTTACCCGTAATTTGCCGGAAATCATTGCTGAAGAATGGGCAGAGCACGTGCTCGCCGAATCGGATCCGGCGTGTTGGACGGATGCACTGCTGCAATTGCACACATGGCTTGAACCCTTCGATATGGCTGATCCGGTACGGGCTAAGTGGTTAAGTGTCTGTGCGCAGGTGATTCAGCCTGAGCAGCCCGACCAAGCCTTAGCGTGGTATGAGCGTGCTTATGCCTTACACCCTAAAGCCCGCTGGAAACGCATCATCACGACCTTACGCGCTACCGTGGAGGTGGATCATGCCCCGCAACACTGAATGGATGAGCACCATGGAGGTGGCTCATTACTTTGGCCTGTCCTGCCAGCGTTATGTGGCGGATTGGCCGATTCCTTATTTAGCGGTCGTCACCCCCAAGGGGCGGGTGTTACGGCGTTATAAACGTGCGGATGTATTGGCTTACGAGCAAGCCCATACCTTGAAACCTACCTCCGCACATCCTCAAACTCTTTCTCAATAGGATAATGCAATCATGTTAATAGCTTTTGATTTTGACGGTACATGGACAGCCGACCCCGCTACCTTTAAGGCGATTGCTGAGCAATGCCAGCAGGCAGGTCATAGTTGTGTCTGTATTACCCAGCGTGCCAAGGATGATGACCAGCAGACCTTGGAAAACAGTATTGGTACCGTGATGCCCATTCTCTACGCCGCAGGTAAACCCAAGCGCACCGTGGCACAAGAGCATGGCCTGACCGTCGATGTCTGGTTGGATAATCAACCCGAAACGATTGGGGCAGCCACCTCCGCTTTTCAGCAGGGTGGTGGGCAGTCTGTGGATATTCGCGTGCTGTCTTTACAGCAAGAGGTGCGCCGCTTGCAAGAGCGCATCGATGCTCAGCATCAAGAGGCCTTACAACTGCATCGTGAGTCGGCTCAACAGTTCAACACGATTGTGGCGGCATTGGACAAAATTCCAGTTCAATCGATCTTCCCAGCCCGTCGTGAAGCCACCGGAGAGGATCGTTATTCGCCGCGTCAAGGATTTTTCTAAGGAGTTTGACTGCGCGGGTGTGTTTGCCAGCAACCGCGCTTTTTTGAATGTGTTGGCATAAAAAAGCCCACTGGCTAAGGTGGGCTTCAAGGATGTGGATATGTCTACTTTCAGAGACTTAATGCTAATGCACTTGCGCCAGAGCAGCAATTGCGGAAAAACCGACAAAACCGCCTTGACGGATAAACCAGCACCCGCTATGCTGGAAAACGTGCCGAATCTCACCATTCAGCACAACTTCAAGCAAACTTACGGCGGCAATGTAACGACTACGCAACCGCCAACCATGAGCGGTATTTTTTTGCCCGCTACCTTTGGCGATTCTAACGAATTGTCGGGAGTAGCAAGGAATAAAAAACCGTCATGCGGCAATACTTGCAGCGTTTCCGTAAGGACGCTTGAAGGCTCCCGACTGCTTTATAGCAGTCACCACTTCAAACAAACTTACGAGAACAACGCCATGCAAACACGGCATTCATCCGCCTTTGGTGCGCCTGCACCAGTGGCACAGGGCTATCACCCGACCCTTTGTATCTTATCCGACGATGCCCTTCACCAAACCATTCACCAAGCCAAAACTGACCTAAAGCACAAGGGACGCGGGAACGCTTACGCACGCTTGTTGAAACAATTTCATGCAATGATCCTGCCCGCCTTTATCGCTGAAACCGGCGGCAATCTGTCCGAAATGAGCCGTTTACTGGGTATTCACCGCGAAACGGTACGCGACTATGTGAGCCGTTTGGAAAGCGTAGGAGGTGCACAATGACTGCAACCTCTCCCAACAGTTTCAAGCAATCGGTGCAGTTAGCACAACTTGCGATCGAACAACGTGTTCATGCGGCTGAACCGAGCCAAGCCAATGCACTACGGGCGACGGCTTGGGTCAAGTGGATTAATCGATACGTGTTGAAGCCTGTGAATCCAAAGAGTCGCAACGGACAGGGGGTGCAAGCATGAATACCCCTAACGCAGAGTACCACCGTAACGCAGGTACCCTTCACAGTGAGCTGGAACTCATTAATAGCCTGTTGCAATTAGCAGCCGATACCTTGGCACACCACGCTATTATTGAAGTGGATCATGTCAGACAAGCCCTTCAGTTCGCCGCCAATAAAGCATGGGAGCAAAGCCAAAGCGCGAAAAAGCTCGCTGCTGATTTGCATGATCACTATGTGCAGGCGCAAGGGGTGAGAGCATGAAACCTTTAAATACACGCCAAAAATGCTATTTATTAGCCCTCATGCTGTCGCTGTATCTTCAAGCCAAAGTCGCCAAACTCAAGCAAAAGGTGCTCCATATATTCGGCAAAGGCGGTGCAGTATGAGCCGAATCAAATACCCTAAGTGTATCTGCTGTGGCAAAAACCTCACTGACCCGGTATCTGTGATGTTGGGTATGGGTGCTATTTGTCGGATGAAACAGAAAAACCAACGTGATACTGGGCCGGAATTATTCGGTGGTTCCGCGTTTAGCGTGGATGTGGTGCAGGGTGTCATCTGCATTATTGATCTGGATCAAGGCGGCAAGTCGGTCACGAATGACATGGAAAACGTGCTAGCTACTGTGCACCGTGATTATGATCTTGATGTGTTCAATGATCCGGTGATTTATCGCGATTCGCTAGGCGTGTGGGATGGAGTAAGCGTCGCTACGGGACAGCGTTACTACCACGCAGGCTTCTATTCGCTGAACGAGTTAGACCGCACAACGGCGATTTTGAAAGCTAAAGCAACATCGGAGGTGGTCACATGAATAGCCTAATCATCGTAGCTATTATCGTGATCCTGATTGCAGCAGTAGTGCTGTACCTAGATGCTAAACGTGTTGCTCGTGGCGAGTCAGCGGGTGCAAGTCTGTTGCCCTTGATCAAGTGGCCTTTATTGCTCGCTAGTGCCGGATTTAATTGCTTTTTCACCTATAACGTGTTTTCGGCCTTTCATGAAGGAGTAGCCCTGTTTGCGGCGGTGGTGATGGGTGGTGTGACTTTGGCAGAGGCGTTTTTAGTACGTTTGATTATTGCCGCATGGCGACACCGTTTCACCTTCATTTATCGCATGGCCTTGGTGTTAGCCATCCCTTTGTTTGGTTATTCCTTGATGGCGGCGGATTCTAGTTTTCACGCGATGCTGAATAAAAACCAATCGGTACATTTAGCTACCCAATTAGAATTATCTGCTTCGAATGATCGAATTAAGCAAGCCGAATGGCAAGCCCGTCAAGCCGAAATAGATGCACGCAAAGAAAATCGTTTGAATACCTATTACTCGGAATCTGCGACCTTGGCAAATGCCAATGCGTCAGGCATTGCAGCGAATGAAAAGCGCCTACAGGCTCAATTATTAAGAGAGCAAGCACCGGAAATAAATCCCAATTTATTAGGGTTTAGTTTAGCCGCTAGTGTGGTAGGTTTAATTGTCTCTCTCGCTTTGGAAGGTGCGATTATTGGTGTGGGATTTTTCGAAGAATTATTCATTCGCCCTACCCCACTCCCTGCATTAATCCAATTCATGAATAAAACCTTGGATTGGAATATTAGCGAAGCGCATCAAAAACCACTCCAAGTGGAAATGTCGCCTTCACCCTCCGTATTAACTTACGTAAATCAAAAAGCACTAGCGGTGACGATACCAGCCCCGACTGCCCTTGTGCCGAGTGTTAGCTCGGTGGGGTTCGGTTGGCAGTCCCACCAGCCGACCCGTACTACCCTACCGAGTGCCCTCACCGAACGTAGTACCCACTCTGAGCTACCCGCCCTACCGAACGTCAAAACCGGTTCAGAACCGAACGCGTCGGGTTACGTCGGGTTAGCACACCTACCGAACGCAGGGTCAGCAGGGGGCGATATTGCGACCGCCCCGCAGAGTGTTCAAGAAGGTGCGTTTCAAGAGTGGCTAACTCAGGTGAGGTCAGGTTTAGCGAGTCCAACCATGCAGCCCACTAAACAATTTATCAGTGAGCGTAAATTAGCGAAGGGCATTAAATTAATTGCAGCGATGGCTGATGATTGGTTAGACCGTGCTTATAACTTAGGTGTACTCGACGATAATCCAGATTATAGCAATGGTAAGCCGCGCTATATTTTAGCAGGGCAGGGTAAACCATCATGAATCAGCATATCGAGGTTATTCGCGAGAATTTAACACCTGCACAAGTATTAGCGATTCGCGAGCAGGCTAAGAAAGACGGTTGCCAAGTGAATATTAATCGTCTGCATTCTCAATTGGTGGAGATTCAGATTATTCACCCGAATATCATTATTGATGTAAACCCTAATATGATCAAAGGAGAAAGGCGGTTAATTAAATAGTGATTAATGGGGTAGGGTCATTAGCCTTGCCTCTTTTATTAAACAGAGGGTTTTATATGAAAGTATTAAAAGAAACGTTTTTGAATTGGGATGATGCCAAGCGCCAATTAAAAAAGCGTAAAGAGCAATTATCGAAGCCGGTGGAATGGTTAACACGTGAGGATATTTGTCAGCGTTACCGCATTAGCCGTTCTACCACTTATCGTTTACAACGGGAGGGCAAACTTCCGACCCCCAGTTATCACTTTGGCAAAAACAGTCCACGTTGGGATGTGGCAGAGCTGGCCGAACTCATTCACGCTACTCAAGAGGAGGGTAAGCATGACTCACAGAAATAATAAAGCCCTGAATGCTGGACACATTCAAGGCTTCCAATCAAAAAACCAACAAAGCAAGCTTATAACAAATGCGGTGTGTTTTCACCTCTCTGTTAGCAATTTCCCGATAACCGCAGACATGAAACAGGGGTGAGTCATGCAGCTTGAGCAAGTCATTAAGCGCTTACAAGCCGATTATGGGCTAAAACGTCGTGGCGACTATTTACGTGAGGGTAAGTGTCCTTCATGTGGTAAGAAGGAGCTTTTTATCAGTGCTACAGAGCCACATCATTTAAAGTGTGGGCGTGAGTCTAAGTGTAATTGGGGGAGTAAGACCCGCGAATTATATCCTGAGTTGTGGAAACCCCTGCATGCGTTGTACCCACCCACCAAGAATGACCCACACGCCACGGCCAAAGCCTATCTACACAGCCGTGGTTTGGACGCTGCTTTGTTTGCTGCCGAGTTTGTCCAAGGTCAACGTTATGAGCGGGAAGCAGTACGTGAACCCAAGGGCACAGAAACAGTTCGTTTCTTTCTAAATGCCGAAAAAAGCGTGTATTGGGAACGCTTTATTCAAGTGATTGAAATGCCCGACAAACCGAAAAAAGCACATTTTAACGGAAGTTATAAGGGCTTGTGGTGGCAACCTAAACACTTTGAGCCTAAAAGTGGTCAACAGGTCTTTTTAGTCGAAGGTATCTTAGACGCGCTGTCTTTAATTCAATCTGGTTTTAGTGCAGTTTCATTAATGTCCTCCAACAACTGGCCAGAAAAAGCGATTCAAGCTTATTTGGGCAAAGGTATTCATTGGGTAGTTGCTTTGGATAATGATCAGGCAGGCCAGCGCTACACTAAAGCATTAGTGCGCAAATTACGCGCTTTGAATGAGCAAGCGGAAGCCTGCCTTGCACCGGATCGGGAAAAATGCGATTGGAATGACCTCTTAAAAGCATGTGGCGGTGTGATTTCACGCGATAAGCTTAAAAAATGGTTTCATACAGGGCGTTTACTCACAGCCATTTCACCCACCCGCAAGGCGCTGGAAATTGTTGATTATACGAATAAACACCGATTCACTTTTGAGTTTGATAACCAGCTTTACGCCGCTAAGTACAGCGATAAGGATGAAGATAACCCGATTCAATTGGAAAATATTGCCAACTGCAAGCCAGAGTTTCTGTATTTCCAGAAAGATGCGTTGAGTGGTGAAAGTTCGTATTATTTGCGTGTCACTCGCCCCGCTGGGGAGCATCAGAGGCCGCAAATTTATAAGGATGTTTTTACCTCCTCAGCTTTAGCGGCTGCACCCAAATTCAAAGACCGCTTAATGGATGTGGGGGCAGGGCTGATGTTCACCGGCAATACCAAGCAGCTTGAGCAGTATCAAAATACTTATTGGTTTCCACCAGGAGAACCTTTATCTGAGGTGCAAACCATCAACTTTTTAGGCTATAGCACTGAATTAAATGGCTGGCTTTTCCCCAAGCACGCAGTATTTGATGGGCGGCTATATCGGGTCAATGAAGATGACTTTTTTGATTTGCCAGATGGCCGCCAAGTGAAAACCACTTTTCGCCAAGACACTGTGGTTATTGGTGATCCACTGGAGGCACACCGACCTGACTTATGGTTAGACGATTATAAAACGGCGTATGGTGCAAAAGGTCTGGCTATTCTTGCTTATTGGGCAGGTTCTTTCTTGGTTCAGCAGATACGCAAAGAGCAAGATTCTTACCCATTTTTGGAGTTATGCGGTCAGCCCGGAACAGGTAAGACCAGTGTACTCACTTTTTTATGGAAGCTCACCGGACGAGAGGGATATGAAGGCTTAGATTTGGCCAAAGCGACCCATTCCAATAGATGGCGATCTTTCGCACAGCTTGCCAACATGCCTTTAGTGACCATTGAAGGTGATCCTAGTAAGAATGAAAGCGGACATCAGCGACGTACCTTTGATTTGAATGAAGCCAAGCCCTTATATAACGGGCGAGGGATGCGCGGCACATCGCCCAAAAATACTGGGATTGAAACCCATGAGCCACCTTTTAGAGGTGCATTTGTGATTGCCCAAAATACGCCCGTTGACGCTGAACCTGCCACGATGGAGCGTATTATTCAAGTGTATTGGGATAAGTCACATTTCAGCAGCCAAGGCTATCATGCCGCACAACGTTTACAGCGTTTGGATATGGAGCAAATCAATGGCTTCATGACCGCTTGTATTACTCAAGAAAAGGGCTTGTTAACCGTCTATAAGGCGCATTATCAAGCGATATTTGAGCGTTTAGAAAGCCGTGTGGATTTAACAAATCAGCGTATTAGACACAACCATGCGCAGATTATGGCCATGGCACACGCTTTGCAGGAAACAGGTATTTTGGGCGGTTTACTCGCCTCAGATTTAGTGTCATTGGATAACTACCTAACCCAGTGTTGTGTTGAGCGCCACCAGTGTTTAGAAGCCGATACTCCTCTAGTGGCTGAGTTTTGGGATATGTACCACTTCTTGGAAGATGAGTCAGGCCACCGTGTGAATCATTCCAGTGATCAGACACGAATAGCCATTAGCTTGTTGGATTTTGTGCAAATACTTGCCGAAAACAAACTCAAACCTCTTGATCTGACACAGCTAAGACGTGAACTCAAGCAAAGCAGGCGCTACAAGTTTATCGATGCTAATTGCGCAACCTTTTCCAAAATCAAGGGCAAAACTGTTAAATGCTTTGTGTTTGCCAACACTGCTGGACCAGGGCAAGCAATGGCGGCTTAAGTAGTTAATAGTGCGAAAATTAGTAAAACTTATGATGATTCACTAAAAGCCGGACAATGATCCGGCTTTTTTATGATCAATATATAACCAAATAACGGTAAAAAAACGCTTGTAAGTCATTGATATTTGCAAAAATAAAATTATTACCTATAGTGTGGGAAAACGGTAATAAAGGTAATATGGTCTTTTTTATATTATAAATCAAATACTTACAGGGTAATGAAAAAGGTAATATTAGGGTAATGTCATTACCGTAATGAAAGGTAATAAAGCAAATGCTTATGGAATTTTATAAGATGTTGATTTTAAAGAAAATTAATAAAATGGCCTTAAAGTACATTACCCTAAAAGGTAATATTTCTTACCGTTAGTATCTTATTGATTTTAAATAAATTCTTATTTTCATATTACCTTTATTACCTTTATTACCGTTTTCCCACGGTATACTGGTTTTTTTTTCTTCCCCACACCAAGAAATAAATTTGAAAAGCTCTATTTTGAGGCTAGTAGGGCACTAATTTGCTTATTTCTATAAGTTGAGCTAATTGATAACGCTCATTTGAGTGAAATTACCGCAATTGCTTCAATCGCTTGTGTGTGGTAGTTAAGGAGTCGAACAGGCATACAACATAGGCTTTTCTGGTGCGGGTGCTAAATTGCAAGCAGGTCGTGTAAAAGTTGTGTAAAAGACAGGCAAAATGATAAAAGTTTGTATTATTGTTTGTAGTTGTGAATAGTGCTAATGCTTTTTTCATTTATAAACAATAGTTTGCAAGCGCTTATCGAATCCCTCGCTCTCCGCCAATTTTACACCTACCCTAGACCTATCTAGACCCACTAAGACCTATAGTAATCAACGACTTAACGAACACGCTCAGGTTCGGCAATTAGTCCCGATAGGTCTTGATCGGTCTCCATTACGCCACAAATTTGCCACATCCTCTAAAAAGCGTTCCTATGATGAGCTGCTTTCCGATCTTTCCCCGCTTGCTTCGGATTTAGCCTTTCGCTTTGCTAAAACGTTAGAACGCTATGATTACGACCAAGCTCACCACGAACTCAATACCATTCATCAGCGTCTTTGCCTGCACGATTTGAATTTATGTGCTGATAGCGAAGCATTAAAACAAAAAGCTCGCCAATATGCGGGGCGTTGTCGTGGCATGAAAAAAAGTGCTCAAAGTGAAAAGGAGGCTTATCAAACGGCTTCACAATGGATCGGACGTTATGGTATAGCAGCACCATCTGTTAAAAATGATGCCTATGAACCTGCTTTAAACCGCTTAGGTTGCGAGAAATGGTGGTTTCGTCAACTCAAAGTCTTACGCTTGCGTACCATAGGCGATATAGCACGCAGCATTGAAGCAGTAAGCCGTTGCCGCCAAAGCTATGTCAGTGATCATGTGGTTCATCTTAAGCGTCAACAGCACGATCAAAACCGCCTCTATTTATCCTCGACCTTTATCACCAATGAAAATGGACAAAGCTACGCCTTACAAGAATTAGTAGATCGTTCGGTATCCAATCCAGCCATTCGCCGTGCTGAACTGATGGTGAGGATTAAGGGCTTTGAGGTGGTGGCAAATCTCTTAGGTCATGTGGGTGAGTTTTATACCCTCACCACACCCTCAAGAATGCACGCTTGCTTACATCATGGGCAGATGAACCCGAATTATGATGGCACGACTGTTCGAGAAGCTCAGGAATATCTAACCCACCTATGGGCATTAATGCGCTCTGAGTTACACCGCCAAGGTATCCGGCCTTATGGTTTTCGCGTGGTCGAACCGCATCATGATGGAACACCACATTGGCATTTGCTGTTATTTATGCCACCTGAACATCAAGACAAAGTTAAAGCCACTTTAAAACACTATGCGCTATTAGATAACCCTGACGAACCAGGCGCACAAGTGCATCGCTTTAAAGCTGTTTCCATTGACCCTAGCAAAGGAAGCGCAGCGGGTTATATCGCTAAATACATTGCGAAAAACATTGACGGTTATGGCCTTAAGTCAGAGCCTGATCAACCAGCACCTACCCAAACGGCTGAACGTATTAATGCTTGGGTAACTACGTGGGGCATTCGCCAATTCCAACAAATAGGCGGACCCAGTGTTAGTGTCTGGCGTCAACTACGCCGCCTTGATGCACAAGAGGATGAGATTTTAGAGCCTGCCCGTCAAGCTGCAACTGCTAATGACTGGGCGGCCTTCATGTTAGCGATGGGAGGCATTGAAATCCCTAGGCGGGAGCATCTCATTAAACCTTATTACGATTTTCCACGCCAATTACAGGCTGAGACCGGGGAAGTTATCTTTCTGACACATAACCGTTATGGCGATCAAGCCGCTCGACCTGTAGTCGGCTTAGAAAGCCCTAGCGCTATTTATGATGCAAGAAAGCATTTTTGGACGCTTACGCAAGAGGCCACCGCATCACTCTGGACAATTCCGACCCGAGCTTGCGCAGGGGAGGAATTGTCGAGCGTGAGCGGTGGCAGCAGCGCCGAAGGCGTCTTCTTGGACTTGTATCAATAACTATACGAGGTAAAAAGCACATCCTCATCTAACACCATTTTTAATGGTTCTTACTGAGTAACATGCCAAACCATAAAGCGAGAATGAGCATGAATGAATTTACGCTGGAAGAAGCGGTTAAGTTAATTTATCAGCATGTTGTACTACGAAAAAATATAGAAGCCCCTGAGCAAAAGCCGAACCTATCTAGTATTGGTCATATTTGTGGTGTGCTTACCTTGAACGATCAAATTGAGGTGGTAGTGAAGTTTCAAGATGCGATTCAACAGTTCACTAAAACGGAATTTGCAGCTCAATTAGTAATGTTAATCGAATCGTAATGTGACAAAGGCATGTTTGTATGTATATTATGAAAGTCACTAGCAACTTTCATAGACACTACTGATTATGGAAACACAACAGACTTCGCTTCTAATGCTCGATAAAGAGGTTGAGCAACGCATCTTGCAACACATTAATGACTTTAAGGGGCAATCCACTACTTTGGAAAGTGCTTTAGGGTCTTTAATCATGGGGCAGCATTTTGGCTGGCGCATTCTTAAAATATGCCATACACCAGCAACCTATCGCAGTTATGAAAAAATTTTGGGTATTAAGTTTCAGGATTTATGCCCTGAAATTACTGCTTTAGGCAAAAGAAAAAGTATTGGCTACGCCATCGCGCAAAAGTTAGGAAGCTTTTGGGCTGTCATTATGGGTCGTAAAAAAGTCCCAAACAAAGGTGGTTTAGCGAATGAAGAGGAGGTTATGCACCTTGCAGAATCGTTTGAGGTGGCTAAATCGTGAAAGAGGCAGGTATTGATATAAACCAATTTGTAACAATCAAAAAATTTGCCCAAATGAGCGGTCTTAGTGAAGAAGCTATTCGCCAATATATTAAAAAAGGTAGCTTGGTTACTGGAGTGCACTGGTTTAAAGGCACGAATGGGCGAAACATGCTGATTGTGAAGGCTGTGAATCAATGGTTAGTAAACGGAAAGGCTTAACCATAAGAGGTAATAGTGTTGTTATGACCTTTACCTATCTCGGTAAACGTTGCCGTGAAACTCACCCTCAGCCATCGACTAAAAGCGGTTGGAAGCTACTTGAACAAAAGCTCCAAACTATTTTATTTGAAATTAGTATGGGTATTTTTGACTATTCGAAACATTTTCCTAATAGCAAAAAAGGGAAAATGCTACTAAAAAGCCGTGCTGATTTTTATACAATCGCGGAAGGTTTGAAGGATTGGTTCAAGCGTAATGAATCTAGGTATGAGAAAAGCACTATACAAGGCTATAAAAGTGCTATTTTCTATCATCTGATACCGCAGTTTGGTTTATTAGCTATTTCTGATTTAACTGCTATTCAAGTGAAGGAATGGCTAGCTGGCCTTAAGAGACTGTCTAATAAGCGTAAAAACAATATTCTTATCCCTTTACGCCAGCTCTATGAAGAGCTTTATCTCGATAGCTTTATTGAGAAAAATCCACTAGAACGCATCAGAAACCTACCTGTTTCACCAAGAGAGCCTGAGCCATTCACTAGAACGGAAATTGAAAAAATCCTAAGTCAGCTAGAGGGGCAGGAAAGAAACTTTTTTCAATTTGCATTTTGGTCAGGTTTAAGAACCTCTGAACTAATAGCGTTAGCTTGGCAAGACATCGACTTCGAAAATAATCGTTTCTATGTACGTCAGGCCAAAGTTAATGGTGTTCTAAAAGGGGCTAAAACTAAGTCAGGGTATCGAACGATTACGCTTCAGCCTGAAGCTAAACAAGCACTACTTAATCAATTTACTTATACAGGGTCATTGAACGAAATAGTGTTTCACGACTCACGTAAAAACCAACCTTGGAAAGGTGATCAGATATTGCGTAAAACTATTTGGACACCAGCTTTAAAAAGATCAGAGGTTAAATATCGTGAGCCTTACCAAACACGCCACACCTTTGCTTCTATGCTACTTTCTAGAGGTGAAGAACCCATGTGGGTTGCTGATCAAATGGGGCATAAAGATTGGGGGATGATTAGAAAGACCTATGGCCGTTGGATTCCTACCCATGAATCTCAAGGGGGTACGGCGTTAAATGGCTAAGCGTGGCAATCATCCAGTAAACCTAGCGGATGCTCTAATTTTTCACAGCTTAGGCACTCTAAATGAACACCCACATTACCCGGCTGCGAAGGCAGGTGACTTTGATGCTGCCTTGTTAGTAGTAGATGATTTACTAAGCACTGTTGATTTAAATATCTTTAAACCTTACCTTGATCAAAAAGCTACTCTCTTACCAGTGTTAGCACAGGAAGCACAAGGTCGAAACAAAATTCCTTTAGCTATCGCGCTATATCTTGAAAACCAATTGGGCTTAAAAGTGGAACTAGGAATAGGCCAACTTACTAAAGTTTCACGCACTACCTTAAGCGGGTTAGACAGAGTTTTTGTTATTCCTGAGTTTTCGGGTACGGTGCTTAAAGGGCAATCTTATGTTCTACTGGATGATACTCTAACCCAAGGCGGAACCTTTGCCGCATTAGCCTCACACCTTCAACAGCAAAATGCTTCAGTGTTGGGTGCTGTTGCGTTGACCGGAAAGCAATATAGTGCTAGGTTAAAACTGGATTTAACTCTGCTTGAGCAATTGAGACATAAACATGGCGAGCTTGAAGAAGCCTTCCAAACAATTAATGGTTACAACTACGCAGCGCTCACCCAAAGCGAAGCGCGTATGCTCGTCAACTTTAAGCCAGCCGAGCAAGTCAAAAAGCGCATCCTTACCGAAAGTCATTCGCTTGACTGAAAGCGAGTATCAAGATTTGATGTCAGAAATGCGTGAAGCTGCTCAGTTAATGCGCCAAGTATTTAAGAGCAGGATTGCACCTCAATTGGGGGCTAGTTCGTTTTAATATTTGCTGATTTAGTGCACAAACACGATGATGGCTACAATCATAAAGGCTAATAAGCCATGAAAAATCAGCAATGATTTTGAAAAAATAGTCTTAAACCATGAAGCAGCTTGATCGTGTACTGAGCGGGTATCAAAACTGAGGTCGCTAAGTATATCAAGGGGCGGTTGGCAGTTTTTAGTATAAAGCGCTCTAAACAAACGCTCTTGATGCAGAAAAAAGGCATCCAATAACCAAAAGGCTATTAAAGGTAAAAAGGCAATCCAAGCCATTGCGGCCATTTTGTCTTTGGTCGCAAAAGCCAGTAGGGCTGAAATGAGGGTAATACTCCAGCCTTTGACTAGAAAAGAGTTATTGGCCATGCGCGCAATGACTTGTTGTAGCATCTCTAGGTGTTTTAACCTACCTGCATCAATACTCAATGGTTTTTCTGTTTCACTCACGTTTAATTCCTTTTGCGGTTGGACTCATCTGGTTTTTGGCTAATGGACTAGCTCAGCTTTCCAGCAAGTGCATAATAAGTTTTTTAATGCCTATTTGTACTTCATCCCAAAACTCTTCTTGCTTGCCCTTGCCCCATTTGCTCAAAGGCACTCCTTTGGTCGGTAGTGCTGTGATATTGCCTAGCTTAAATCCATCAATAGTCTGCTCGGTCCAATCAGGGGTCGAACCAACAATAATGGGTATTACAACATTTTTCTTAGCATGATAGCGCTCTAGCGCTATAGGTAGCTCTACCTCATAACAATAGTCGGTTAATAAAAAATTACGGCTGATCAGCAACAACACAACATCCGCGTTAACCAGTTCTTTTTTAATATCTTCATGCACCAAGCCTCCAGCCATTAATTGCGCATCCGTCCATGCCTTAACCTTGAATTGGCGGCTAATGAGTTTTAGGCGTTTTTCCAGTTCCACGCGGTGTTCTTTATCTTCTTTAGAATAAGAGATAAATACTTGAATCGCTTGCTTCGCTGGGGCTGCATCGAGGCGAGAACTCATGGTTTCTTCTTCCTGAAATTCCGGTAAGGGGGTGGGTTGGTCATGAAGTCCCTTTTGCAAAGACTCGCTATAACGATTATGCGGGCTAACTTCTTTGACGAGTTTACACAAGGCATGTAATAGGTGCTCGAGTGATGCACCGCGTAAACTAAACTGTAAGCAACCTTGATTGGATAGCGTTTTATCTTGCAAGTGACAGACTAATAAAACTTGTCCCCATTCGGTATGGCAATAAATGCCTTGATACCAAGGACTCGATTGATCTTTATAGGTCTCACCTAAACGCACAATCAAGCGTTCAATAATGCTCCGATGCAGGAAAGGGTAATGAACCACATAGTGCCAATCCTTGTCTTGCATTGCTCCCCAAGTGACTTGATGGAGGCATTGTTGGGGTAGGAAAGCAGGAATAATATATTCCCGCTCTACAAAGGGCGTGTCCCATTTTTTGTTTACTTCATAGCAAATGTGACAATCACGCATGAAACCTAAATAAATTTCACGTTCTTGTTCAGTCGCTTCTGGCCAGATTAAACTTGTTTCTGCGCCTAATAATTTGCCATTGTGTTTAATTAAAATATTTCGATAGGCGGCTTTGCGGTCGAATACTTTGTAGACTGCTTCGATAATCCAGTTCTGATCGAGGATAATTTGATTTTGGAAAGCGCCTTTTTGATAAAAAAGAATGCCTGTTTTGTGTAGGTAATCTACAAACCATTCAGCATAATCAATCTGCTGAGCTTGGCAAAGCTGCTCAAACTGTTCAAAGCTGAGTGTTTTCTCTGTTTGCTTAAGCGTGTTAATGGCTGCTTCAACAGCCAACCAAGTCTTGGGCAATTGTAAATAAACTCGACCTTTTAGTTCCTCAATGACGTCTTGAATCGTGCCTTTAAGGCTATTGATATTTTTATATTGCAAAGCAGAAACTTTTACAGCTTGGCGAATTTGATCAGCTCCTAGCATTTGCAGGGTTAAGTCTGAAGGTGCGGCTGGCAACTTATCAGCACGATCAATTTGATTTTTTACTAGAATCACTGGGCTATTCGGCGCTATATCGTGAATGGCCTCTAACCAATAACTGACGGGGTGATTGATTTCCTCCGGTTGTTCCTCGGTGTCTTCAGCCCAGACGAGTAAATAGACGCAATCGTCACTTAAAAATAAGCGATGAGTGGCATGATAGATTTCTTGGCCACCAAAATCCCAGACTTGCCAAGTAATTTCATCACCAGTGTCTTGTTGAATGTGTGGCCATGCCTCAATGAGGATGCCATGCGTGGATTCCATCTGCGCCGGTGCTGGCTGGTGATGTTTTAAGGCATAGGCCAAGCTCGTTTTGCCAACACGACCATTACCAATGAGCTGAATTTTTAATTGCCGCCGCCACTCAAAACCTTGCTCTAGCGCTTGATAATAACGAACTAAATTTTCATAACAGTTCTCATGCTCACGCCCTAATAGCACACTAGGTATATGATTAATGTGGCTACCTGCTAAGTAGAGCTCTCTTTCACGTTCTTCTAGTAGAGTTGGTAGTGTGTCGGCGTTTTTTATCGTACTTTGTAGGCAAGTTATTTTTGATAAATAAGGAAAATTAGCCTCGCCAAAAAACAAGAGATCATCGACTTTTAGCTTGCTAATATTTAATTCTATCAGGCTTGGTAAGATGGGTATTGAGCTTAAATCGCTGATCTTGTTACCACGGCAATCGAGCGATTGTAATTGGGACAGCCCGGCTACGGGTGTTAAATCGCTGATCTGCGTAGAACTGCAAGCGAGCGATTGTAATTGGGACAG